AGAGAAACGTCGAAATTGCGCAAACAAACAAATATCAATGACCTTTGTTTGAAGCAGGCCGGGTTTTGTTTTGCATAGGTTAAAACAAACGGGATTCCAGTTAAAAATATCAATGCATCACGCAAAGAGGCCCTCACGAAACAGGGTGGGGGCCTTTTTTGCATGCGTACAGATATCAATCGTCGTGCTCGACGACTTTATACAATTCCGGATGTTCCTTCACAAGCCTGTCAATGGCGTCTTCATTGTAATACCTGTTATCAGCATTGCTCAGATCACCGGCAAGTCTTGCCTCTTCATCAAGAGTTTCGCAGGTTTTATACCCATGTACGATATCAAAGTTCAGCCAGTTCTGGAACTCATCGCGTGGGTCCCACGGATTGTCAACGGTAGTCAACCATTTAGCCATACGATCAGCTCCTTTCAAATATCCAGCTCACGCAGAAGCGTAGAGACGGAGATGCCGAACTCATCAGCGACCTCAGCCTGAGAATATCCACGTCTCAAGAGACTCTTGGCCCTCGACTTGGCGCCTGCGCTCATAGCCTTATTTTGCTTCTTGGGAGTTGCGCGTTCACGCAGAGAATCCATGTCACAATACTTAACAATCTCAGTAAGAGTTGTGTCAGAAATTGCGCCAGCCTGAATTGCCTGCCACTCACGATCGGTGATCTGAATAGACAAAGAGTTCTTAGACTTTGGATTCCTGGACTTGGTGCCCACAGATTCGCGTGCGCGTTTAAGCTCCTGCTGCTTGATCTTCTTAATATCATCCTTGTCTTTCTTCCAGTCAAGACCCGCTGCCTCAATACGAGCTCTGGCCTTCCAATTGGATATCAATTGGGCCTGACGCTCAAGAGGTGCGTTCTTCTTGGCAAGATTGAGTTTGGATATCAAAGACGCCCGTTCCTCGGCAAAGACCTTCTTGGCCGATGCATTGAGTTTCAGGCGTCCTGTAGAATATAATTCTTTTCTTGCAGCATTCGCAAGTGCTTTGGTTTTTGCCGCGTATTCGGCGTAAATGTTCTCGATCGGGGTGTTGGCTTCAGATATCAAGGATTTCGGGCCTTTACCAGATATAAATGCCTCTGCCATCTTGGTTGAATCCTGTTTGGCAACGCGGTCATACTCTCCAGTTTTCTTGTTCTTCAGCATTCGGCCGGTATCCGTAAATATCTGTTCGCCTTCGGCGTGACGTTTCTTTTCAGAAGGTGTCATCTCAGAAGGATACTTTTGTCTGCGCTCATTGGGATGAGCTTCCGAATTTGCACGAGATATCAATGTGGCAGCGCCACCGGTTCGCTTCCCCTGATACTCTTTGCGCAACGCACCAATATCATTCTCGATTTCAGACTTGCGCCAATCAAGATTGTGCTTTTCAGCATCAATGATGACCATCGAATGCTTAACAGCTTTGACAATATCTCTTTCTGGAGCGCCAAGAATTGTCATGTCCGTTATGAGGTTTGAAACTCGACCCATTTCACTCTGCTTATGGAAGTTTACTCCGTCTTTAACACGTTCCATACCCTCGTAAGCAGCATACTGTTTGATGTGATCAAAATCTTTCAAACCTCTAAGAGGCTCTTTGGCTCTATACTGAATTCCGGATGTCGGAATAACAGTAACAGTATCGCCATCAAAATCTGCACCGGAAAGTTGCTTTGCGGTTTTTGCATTTACACCAACTGCAACCTTTGCATCCCGAATAAGCTGTTGACCTTCTTTGTTACGGTTATTAACCTTCAAAACGGGAATTTCAAATACACCGGCATGAGGATATCTAATAAGCATAACCTCTTCGCCATTGCGGTAATTCGGTGCATAAATCTCATTGTCCTTGAGAGTTGTCAATGGCAATATCACATGAGCTGCCTGTCTCGGAAAACTGGTTGCTTTTAGATGGCTCGAAGCGGAATCCATATGCTCCGCAAAATCTTCCAGAAGCTTGCGTTTAATCACGGGGTTCGTAAGCTCGGATATCTCATTGAATTCACGGAGATGTTCCTCATGTGTTTTATCAAGCTGCTTTTTGGCTGTTGTCGCCGGCTGCTTCGACAAAAACTGAGCCGATAATGTTTTTGACCATTTCTGCCAGTCGGATTCCTCATTGACCAGATTCATAGCTCCACGCTGATCCTTGATGGATGCGCCGAACGGATTCTCAATATCAATGACAGTGTTGCCGTTCTCATCGGTCTTGGTCTTCATCGGTTTCAAAACGGAATGATCTTTATTGTTTTTGTCGATCATCTGGTGTGTGGCATGATCTTTGCTTGTGTTGAAAATAATATCAACACCGGGAGGAAAAGATTCAGGCGGTCCATACATGGCCATACCTTTCAGGTAATGCGTACCATCAACAGCGATTCTCACCTGAGCATAACGATTGCCGCCAATATCAAGATCTTTGGCTCCCTCACGAATTTCGATAACACCGTCTTTATCCGCACCGCCTTCTTCAGGCCATCGAACCTGAACACGCTCAGAACTAATACTTTTCGGTTTCTCGAAATGTCTGACTGTCTCGGCATAATCCTCAAACTTCACGCCTTCAGGAGAGGATATCTTTTCCTTGTTGTTTCGTACCTCTTCAAAGGTAACACCCGGCTTGGTCAGGACAACGACATTCAGTTCTTTTGTAACGTCAGTTGTCTGCCTTGTTCCGATACGGTGATATCCATATCCTTCCTGTTTGAGAATTTCAATGGCCGTCTTCAGCTGCGTGCTGCTGCATCCGAGCTGTACATCAACGCCTTTGCCAACATCCAAATAAGGATGAGACTCCAGCTGATACTTCAGCTCATCCGCGATCTTGACCGCCGTGTCGCGTCTTGCCTGAAAATCAGGCTTCAGATAGTTTCGAATCGTAGACTCCGGCATGCCGAGCTCACGGCTGATTGCCATATTACTCATGCCTTTGTCATGCAGCTTCAGAACTCTCTGAATATCTTCCTTCTTGACAGCATTGGTCGCCGCAGAATATCTTGCGCGGTATTCCGTTACTGTCATGTTGTGCGCTTTCGCGCGTTCTTTCTCGTTCATGCCCTGCTGCCGGTATTCCCGGTCACGGTTCATGAACTGCCGGTTCAAACTCTGGTACGGATTCTTACCCGAGCCCCAGGGATAGCGCCCGGAATGCCTTGGCGTACCGTAATGGCGCAAATATCCGTTAGACATAGCTTAGATCTCCTCTTGTTTGAGTTTGTCTATAATCTGATCATCATGGATGATAATATCCATAATCTCCTTGATCTTCTCAGGCTCAGGCGAAAGCATATCGACATCATCGGACTGATAGATCCTCAGCTCGATATCAATATCTTTCGGCTCATAGTTGTACTCAAGACAGAAGAAAGCCGCATATATCATAAGCTGCTCCATATGCGCTGGTGTCGCGCCTGTCTTGAGATCGTGAATGCGCAGCAGATTGTTCCGGAAGCAGATCGTGTCCGCAGTTCCGAAACAGTTGTCGCTATAATATAATGGCTGCTCAGGCGTCATCTTGTAAGCGATGGCGTCGTTGATGTACTGGTTGACTGTCTCTTTGGTCCTTGGCTGCTTTCGACGCAGTCTGATTGCCTGACAGGCATAGTCGTGCAGCTGCGTCCCGCGTTCAACGGCAAGAGCACTGTTGTAACGGGATATCAATTTCTCTTCATCGTCATTCAGCCAGTGGTATTTCGAAGCTCCAAGAAAAGCATGCTTACCGATCAGGTTGTAATGCTTGTTGAAGTTCATTCAGAATATCCTCCTTATTTTCAGGACTGACGATCGCACCGTAAGCGTTGTCTTTTGCGTACTGAATATAATAGGGCTGATTTGGCCGTTTACTGGCCTTTTCGCTTTTCTTGACTTCCAGCAGTGCCCATTTACTTCCGTACAAGACAGAGAGATCGGGTATGCCCTGAATATAATTGGGATCATTCTTCATAACCAGGCAGCCGGGCAACCGTTTCTTGATCTCTTTTATCAATTTCGGTTGAAAGTCTCGTTCCTGCATTTTCGTCTCTCCTTACGAAAAAGAAAGAGAGAAACGTATTTAACGCCTCCCTCTCTATTATAAGGTATGTTTTTTCCGCGAATGGAATATCAAGAGAAGAACTTGTTCTCGTTAAAGTTCTTCTTCTGCCTGAGCGCTCGTGATATGGCTGTGTCCAGCGGGCAGCTTGATTTGAGCCTATAGTAATATAAATCCGTGAACGGCGTGTTCATGCGGTCGATCCGTCCTGCGGACTGAACCATGACTTTATAGGAATAGTTGAGACTGTAGAATATAATGCAGTTGGTTTCAATACAGTTCCAACCTTCAGCTCCTGCGGCATATTGCACCAGATACAGCCAGTGATCTCCTTGGGGGACCGGCTCATGTTTATGTCCGTTCCACTCCGCAACACAAATATCATCTCCCCATATTGTGTTCTTCAGAAGGTTCAGCTCATAGTCGTAGTTGTAGAACACGATTACTTTCGGATGCTCCTGCAGAATATCCATCACCGCACCGATCCGTGAACAGTCGGAATTGATCACTCGCCTCGCAACATAGCAGAGCTCGGAGGCATTCATGACCGGCATGTCAGTCTCTGGGTTCCAGCGCCTGCGCATAATATCAAGATAGGCTGCTCTGTCGTAACCGACATCCAGCGTCTCATGGTGGGCTCGCACTTCGTGCTGGTAATCCATCGTGACCAGAATCTGATTCTTGTAACGCAGCAGCTTTCCCTGATTCAAATATCTGTCGATCTGCGGGAACTTGGCAAAGCGCTTGTAGATCACGTGCTTTTCGCAAAAGTCGCTTTTATTCCTGAAATATCCGTTTGCAATAAACACGGGCAGATAGTCCATCCAGGTATCACCGGGCGTAGCGCTCAGCAATATCCAGCGATTGGCCTTTGTGATCTTCAGAAACGCTTTTACCCATGCGCCGTAACTGACAACGCGTTGCTCGTCAAATATAAAGAAAGCATCTTTGACTTCCTTGTACTTGCCGATATTATTCCAGCTGTCGATCACGACTTTTACATCGTGAGAATATAAATTCCCTTCATCAGAAGGAGAGAGAAGGAACCTTCCAAGCTCCTTCTCCCACTCTTTGGTATCTCGTTTCCGCGCTGTTGTGATGATGTATAGATCCACAGATTCCGACATCGGAATATAATCATCCTCGTCAGGCATGCATCCGTTTCCACCAATAAAGCCGTCACCAATTTTCAGGAAGTAATATCCAAGCGCCGTGATGCTTTTACCCGAGCCTACTCCGCCGCACAGAATACAGCCATTGTGCATGCGGTTGATCGCATCCCACTGATAGTCACGGAACTCAACCATCACATATCAAACGGAAGCTCGTCATCTTCTCCGTCATCCAGATGACTCCACTTCTGATCCAGACGGTCGACCGACACAGTGACATACATGTTCTTGAGATAGGCCTTAACACCGCTGCCACGATCATTCTCCCAGGCATAAGGTCGAATCGTGAGGTCGACACTCTGAATATCAGCGAAGTCGACCTGGCTGACTGTATCCTCTTCCAGCTCAGTCTTCACATTCCCGGCAATCAGATAGATACGCGGAGGATTGCGGACAGGCTCGCCCTTGAAGTTCTGATACATGACAGAGACCGGCAAGGTATACTGAATATCACCATCCTCGTTCATCACGCGGGAACGGACATTCCAGCCATCTTCCTTCAGTTTCTTTGCCAGATCCTCATTCGGCAATATCACGCTGAAGCTGCGGTCTCCTGCCCGGTTGAACTTACCGGCCTCACCACGCAGGTTGCGGAACTTGATACGGACATCTTCCAGAATCAGATTGGGAATTCTCTTGTTTTCCATGGTAAACTCTCCTTTAAAGTTTTAAATATAATGTTAAGAGGCGAAAGCCTCGAAGCCCCCATACTCGGAGATCGTGGCAATCGCCTCATCAACAAGTGCTGCGTAATATCTTTTATCGATCATGTCTTCTTTGCCGACAGCTCGCACAGTCTCGGACTCCATCCAGCGATAGCCTTTACAGCCCGCGGCATAGGAATACTTGCCGTCTTTCTCGCGCATCAAATATCCGCCGCCTGCTCCATCCTTCATTGGGCAGAAGAGACCAGCCTTTCCGACAAAGACATAGTTGTGACCCTGAGAAATATAATCCTCATAGTCTTTTACAACTTCATCATAGTCCAGAGGATATAATCCATCTTTGTCAGGATAGGCTTTCTGAAGTTTGGCAAGCTTAGCCTCAGCCTCGCTCACATCCGGCAGCCCCTCATTGAAGTCCAAATATAATGCAGTGCTGACTGTCTTGGTCTCACACAGATCTTTGAACTCTATCGGCTCATGGCTGAACAGGGTTTTGAAGACATACGGAATCTGAAACTGAGCGCCAGTCGCGGTCCACTCTCCGGCATGCTTGCCGTCCTTGTACTTGGCAATATAAACCGACTCGTTAACCAGACACATCTTCTCGTAGGTCGCTTCATGCTCGAACTTGTAGCCATACTGCTGGGCAAAGTTCATGCAAAAATCAATGACCTCCTGTGTAGCGTTCGGGATCTTGATGGAGTCAGTCTTCACATGCACGACAGAATATCCCATGTCCTGCAGCGTATGCCTCAGCTTGATCATAAACAGGGCTCCGCGCTTTGCCACAATATTATCAATATTGCGCGGATCACGGAACTTGTTATCAAACTTCGCCGAGGTCAAACCATATACCGAGTTGATGGCAATCTTCAGGGCCTGAGAAAGTGCCTTCGCCTGATCTTTGTCCGTGAGATACTTTGCAAGTTTTCCGTCGAAAAGTTTTGCTGCTTCTTCATACTGCTCGTGCTTAATATAAATACGGATCTGCTTCAGATCAGCAAAGCGCTTTGTATACACATCGCCAAACAGATTCAAAGCGATGATGCTCGACGGATGCATGGACTCAATATCAAGCAGCGCTACATCCTCATACATACCCGGTTCAGAATAGACATTGCCGCCCTC